CAGCTAAATCGCGTGTTTTTGGCCTTTATTGAGCGGGACGGTCAGTTTCTGGTGACGCCGACGCCCGCCGCCGGGGAGACGATTGCTTATGAGTATATCACGACAAACTGGGCCAAATCGGCTGCCGGTTCGGCGCAATCGTCGTTCCTTGCTGATACTGACCTGACGTATCTAGATGACAAGCTGTTCCCGCTTGGCCTTCGCTGGCGCTTCCTGAAGTCCAAGGGCCTCGATTATAGTGAAGATTTCCGCACCTATCAGGGCGAGCGTAATCAGCGCATGGCCCGTGATGGCGGCAACGGCGTAATCGACAGCACGGGCGGCAACTATTACGGCTGGTCAACGAACATCCAAGAGGGCGGGTTCCCTGGATGATCCTGTTCGTCACCATTTCTGACACCAAAAACCAAGAGACGCAGCGCAAGAAGATCAACGCGCTGTTGTCGGTGTATGCGCCCGGCTATGGTTCAGCCCTGCCAGCCGCTGCGGATAGCCCAGACGGTCGGTTGTTCTATATCGGCGCACAAGGCTATCAGAACCGTTCTGGGGCATGGGTGGCGATATGAGACAAGCGGCGCAGCGATACGGTCGCCAGCCTTTACGGTCGGTAACTCAACAGCGAGTGTCTATCGGACGCGCTGTCCCAGCTCCCGTTGGAGGATGGGACGCGCAATCTCCGTTGGCTGATATGCCGCCTGAGAACGCGGTCATTCTGGACAACTTCATTCCCCGCGCTGGCTATGTGGAACTGCGTAAGGGGTTTGTGCCTTGGCAAGAAGGTCTGCCACTCCCAACTGAATCGTTGATGGTTTGGCGTGGTGGCACGGCTGTTGTGCCAGATGAGATTTTTGCAGCGGCTGGCGGCTCGATCTATGACGTAAGCAACCAGAACGACGCGCCGGTTGAGGTGTTCTCGGGCGCTGGCAATGCCCGCTGGCAATGGATTAACTTTGCCAACGATGCTGGCACGTTCATGATTGCGGCAAACGGCTCCGTTGACCCGATCTATTACGACGGCTCTACGTTTGCCTCTACGGTTATCACCGGCTCGGCTGGGGTCATTACGCTGGACCCGCGCACGTTGGTTGACGTGATGGACCACAAGGGCCGCCTGTTCTTTGTGCAAGAGGATAGCCTGCGGTGCTGGTTCCTTGAGCCGTTTGCCATTCAAGGCGCGGCCAATCTGCTGGACCTCGGCCCTATTTTTGATAAAGGCGGCTCAATTCTTTGCCAATCGACATGGACGCTGGACGGTGGTTCTGGTGCCGATGATCTGGCGGTGTGGGTCACTACGCAAGGTCAAGTGGCCGTGTATCAAGGCCTCGACCCTTCGGATGCAAACAACTGGGCATTGGTCGGCGTTTATGACATTGGCCTGCCGCTCTCGCGCCGGTCGCTCATCAAGTATGGTTCTGACCTGGTAGTGCTGACGACCAACGGTGTCGTTCCGCTTTCTCAGGCGCTGAAGCTGGACCGCGCACAAGAGAACCTTGTGGCGCTGACGCAAAAAATCCAAAATGCATTTCAGCAATCGACGACCAAATATCGCAACAACTTTGGTTGGGAAGGGGCACTGTATCCCAAGGGGACGCTGGCAATCTTTAACGTCCCGACAGCCAATCTCACGCGGTCGGAGCAGTATGTGCAGAACGTCCAGACGGGTGCGTGGTGCCGATTTACGGGAATTGATGCGTTTTGCTGGGCTGTGGCCAACGACCAAATGTATTTTGGTGCGGCTGATTCTGTCTGTCTGTGGGACAGCGGCTTTGCGGACAATAACACCGGCATCGTTGGCGACATCAAGACGGCATTTAACTATTTTGGGTCGCGTGGCAGCCTGAAGAAGTTTGAAATGATTCAGCCGGTATTGCGGATTAGCGCAGACCTAGCCCCGGCTATTGAAATCGTTACGGACTTCAAGGAAAAGGTGCCAACCGCTGTCCCGACCACAATTAGGACAACGGGCGGTCGATGGGATACGGGCCTTTGGGATGTAGCGGTTTGGTCTGAGGCTGTGCAAACGCGCGATAGTTGGACGAGCGTTACCGGCATTGGCTACTGCGGCGCCGTGCGGATGCGTGTAGCGCCAAACGCTACGCTCTTTATTGATCTGGGCGTGGATGATGATACGTCGCTGGCCTATGAGGCAGACGGCATCATTGCAATGCAATCGGCACGAAACACCAATGCGCCGTGCGAGATTATCGCGTTCAATCTGAAATACGAAAACCAGACAGGCGGGCAGCTTTGAGGCTAGTCTCCGGCCCGTTCTCCCCGCTTGTCGCTCAGTGGGTAGCGGACCAGATTGGGCATGGACTGGATTGGGGACCGTGCGAAGCTATCGGGGTGGTCGATAAGCACGACAATCTCATTGGCGGCGTGGTTTTTAACCAATATCAGCCTCAATATCGCAACATTGAGGTTAGCTTTGCCGCTAGTCGGTCCAACTGGTTGACGCCTTCGCTGGTCACAGGTATCTTGCGTTATCCGTTCCAGCAATTAGGAGCGGCGAGAATCACCAGCCTGACGCCAAAGCGTTTGCGTCCCGCTCGCCAGTTTCTCTCAAAGTTTGGTTTCAAACATGAGGGGACTATCCGGCGTGGTTATGGTGACGATGATTGCATCATATCCGGTCTTCTCGAAAGCGAGTGGCGTGTTCACCGTTTCAATAAGGACCGTGTAAGTGAGCAAGCCCCGGCCCCCAGCGGCTCCTGATCCCGTCCAGCTTGCCAACGCTCAAACCGCGGCAAACACCGCAACCGCGCGTGAGCAGCAGCGGCTAAACATGGTCAATACGTCCGGCCCGCAAGGGACCGTGCGTTATATCGCTGACCCGTCTGCGCCCGGTGGCTATCGTCAAGAGACAGCACTTAGCCCGCTTGAACAGCAGAACTACGAACGCTCGACTGGCGTTTACGGTAGCGCATTGGATACCGCAGGCCAGCAGATTGGCCGCGTGAATACGGCGCTTGGGCAGGGCCTGAACACCCAAGGCTTGCCAGAACTGCAAGGCTACAACGCGCCTGATTTTGACCGCCAACGGTTTGAGGATTCGGTTTATGCCAGCCAGACCCGTCGGCTCGACCCGCAATTTCAGCGGCTTGAGAGGTCGCAAGACGCACGTCTTGCCGCGCAGGGCCTTGGAGCGAATAGCGAGGCAACGCGAAACCTACGAACTGATTTTGCTAGAGATAGAGCTGACGCATACGGAGAGGCAGCCAACCAAGCCATTCAAGCCGGTGGTGCGGAACAATCTCGCGCTATTCAGCAAGCCATTGCGGGCGGGACATTCGGTAATCAGGCGCGGACGCAGGGCCTTCAAGAGCGGGCTTACGTCCAGAACCAACCCCTTCAGCAGCTTCAAGCCCTGCTAGGCACGGGCCAAGTCGGTATGCCGCAGGGCATCCAATACAGCCCAACCGGCATTGGTCAAACAGACGTTCTGGCGGCTAACCAAATGAGCCAGAACCAACTTAACCAAAACTATCAGGCCCGCGTGGGTCAGCAGAACGCCCTGATGAGTGGCCTGTTTTCGCTCGGTGGCGCTGCTATTGGCGCATCTGACCGTCGCCTTAAGCGCGACATCAAACGTGTTGGCACGATGGCTAACGGCTTGCCGGTTTACGAATACCGCTACGTCTGGGGCCGCAAGCGTCACATTGGCGTTATGGCTCAGGACGTTGTCAAGGCTGGTATTGACGCGGTGGTCCGTCACTGGACGGGCTTCCTCATGGTCGATTACGGGAAGCTCTAAATGGCCGTCCGTCCTCCCATGCCTGCCCCGCAGATGATTGAAACCCCGGCTATGCGCCGTAGCGCAATGCTGGCTAAACTGCTTGAGGAACAGCGCCAGCCCGTTGAGATTAAGGGCGGTTACGGCGAACTGGCGGCTAGGCTTCTCGGCCAAGGCATCACGCAGTTTAGTGCTAACCGTGCAGAGCGGGCGGTGCGGACGGAGCGTGAGCAACGTGACGCGGCGAGACGCGACGCTCTGCTCGGTCGCTTGCCGTCTGTTGGTGGTGAAGCAGCAACACCGCCGCCTGTTTCCGGCCCGGCGTCTGTTCCAGCAGCATCGCCGTCTGCTCTTGCCGAAGCGTTGTCGCCACAACCGATTACAAATACGCAAGAACCGCGATTTGCCGCAAATGCTCCCGCCGCAGTTATTGAGGGTGCGCCGTTGCCTCCGCCGATGCCTGCACAACGGCAGACGTTAGAAAACGTGCTGTTGGCGGGAGTGTCGCCGCCTGTCCCGCCGGTCGCTCCTTCCCAGCCGACTACGCTAGACGACGCGCTGTTGTCAGGGCCGCTGCCCATGCCGCAGGGCGCTGCCGTAGCCGCTGCGCCTATGCCCGCCGCGCCGCAGGCTATGCCCGCACCGCCTGCACCGGCACAAAACCCGCGCGGTCCTACGCCTCAAGAAATCGCACTCATCCAACAAGCCGCACAAAGCGGCGATCCAGGCCAATTGGCATGGGCGGAACAAACGTGGGGCGAAATCCAAATGCGGATGGCGACCCCGCCTGAAATTAATATTGCAATCGCACCGGATGGAACGCCTTACAACACAAACGATCCGGCAAGCCTTAACCAGCGTTTCCGCAGTGTTGAGTTTGTCAATGGTTTTGCTGTCAACCGAAACGACCCGAACGTAGTCGGACAGTATTTCCCAGACCTTCAACCGGGTGAAGAGCCGCTTTACGACCAAAACGGAAACGTGGTCGGCGTTCGCAACCTAATGGGCGCAATTCAGGCTCTAGGTGAGCGTGTGGGCACTGAGGCAAATGCCCGCAACCGGTCAGAAGCGCTATTCGCTGGACCAATTGCAGGGGCAACGGCGCAAGCGCAAGCGCCGTATCAAATTGAACGCGTCATTGGGCCAAACGGCGAAACCATTGCAATTCCTCGTTCTAGTTTGCTTCTT